TCTAACCCGGGCGCTCTTGATGCTGTGGATATGACGGTACATGTCGACACTCGTGTCGAACTAACTCATTGTCTCGACCTGGATTACAGGTTTTCTTGCCCTGAGTTTCAGGGATGGCGCAGCCGCCTAAAGCAGTTCGTGGATGGCATAGGCCTCCTCGATCCTGCAGCTCTGTGGGATGTTATACCTTTTTCCTTTGTGATCGATTGGTTCTTTCACGTTGGAACTTGGCTTCATCGCAACAGACCTCGGCTGTTCCCTGCTAGTGTTGTACCTGAGCAATACTGCGAAAGCATAAAGCTTAGAATGCAACGACAGTATCGTCTTGAGGCGTACTTCTTACAAGCTGATTTACATCAGCCTGCTTCGAAGTATACCCAACTCATATTCTATGAGAAGTACGATGCTTACCTAAGGAAGCGGTTTCAACCGCCTCCGATAAAGTTGTCGGGGTCAATCCAACAGGACCAGAGTTCTTTGGCTGTGCAGCTTAATAGAATTGCCTTATCGGCTTCTCTACTCGGCCAGCGCGTCAATCCTCGGGCTCGGTTTCGTTGACCATTCAACCCTTGCGAAAGGGATCAAACCTCAACTTCAAGGACCAGATTATGTTACCTGATCCACTGAAATTAAGTGTAAACTCCTCGGATGCTAATCTTTCAGATTGGCGTCTTACGGACGTTGCTCCTGGGTCGTCAACGCGCATTCTCGCGAATGCTACGTTTTCGCCTAGTGGCAGCGGAGAAGGAAAGTTTCGTATAGCTCATACAGAGACTAACGAATCTTCTCCTCTCGGATCAATTCGCACGCTCATACGTATGGATGCTGCTTGTTATGGCAGTACCGTTCCGATAGAGCGCGGGGTTGCGTCTGTGCAGCTTGTGATTGTTCGTCCAAAAATGACGGACCTCACTTCAGCTACTATGACATACATGGTAAAGGGATTCGTCTCTTCTTTATTCGCGAGTGGCATTGAAGCCACTTACGATACATTGAAGGCGGCCCTTGACGGTGCGTATCTCGACCGAGTTCTCTCGGGCGAGCCGTAACGTCTTAACATGTAGCAACCCACTTAGGTAACGTGGTGCGGTGCAGAAATCTGGCTAGGAGGTTCACCTGATTGGGAACCATAATAGCCTAGATGTTTATACATCCTTGACTTTGGCACTGTATCACGATATATCTCAGGGTATTATCTCAGTTCGTGAGTCTGATATCGAGAAGAGAGTTATCTCTTCCCGTGTTCAGTCGGAGGGTCTATCGTTTTTGACGAAGACTCTTCCTTCTTATGGAAAAGCCGTTGATACGGCTCTCCATAGTGAGGCTTCTCTTCAAGTACCGTTCTTTGAAAAAAGAGCGGGAACCGCAATCCCCAAGTTTCTTGGGTGGTTGCTTGAGAAGATATTCACGAACGAAGGTCATGTCCGGAGCAATCCGGATGTGTATGCCTTGAAGGCGTTTCGGCAGCTTGTATATTTTATGTACAAGCTGCAGCTACCATATACTCAACAACTAAATGAAAAAGTTATTGAGGAATTCGTCTCGACCGAGATCGAACTCTCTTCACAGAGAATCGATTTTGGAGATCCGATTATCAAAACGGCGCGGACTTTTGTTTCGCGTCTATTCCGGGGCTTTGATTGTAGGGATATCTTCCCTAGTCACGGCCCTGGCGCAGTTGCCACAGGTGAAGCAAGCGGCGAGAAATCTAATTTCTCACGCTTGTACACTTGTATCGAAGTAGTATACCCCTATACGGAGTATTTCTGCCTCGGTTCGGCATATGCGGATGATCGATCGTACCTCGAATCCCTAACTTCTCTGGAGGCGGGCACCGCGAAAGTGGTGCTCGTTCCAAAAGATAGTCGGGGACCTCGACTCATATCATGTGAGCCACTGGAATTCCAGTGGATTCAGCAGGGTCTATGCAGGAAATTATATTCCTGGATAGAGGCTCATCAGTTAACGAGAGGTCATGTGAATTTCACTGACCAAACCGTTAATCGTGAGCTTGCTCTCCTTGCATCCCGTACTTGTGAGTACGCGACCATGGATATGAAGGACGCTAGTGATCGTGTATCCCTCGAACTTGTTAAAAACTTGTTCAGTGGGACGTCTCTGTTAGAGGGGCTATTAGCCTCTCGATCTGAGATGACACGATTGCCTGATGGTAGAGTAGTGAAGTTGCACAAGTTTGCTCCAATGGGTTCAGCTGTTTGCTTTCCTATTGAGGCGCTGTGCTTCTATGCACTATCTTACGCTATTCTTAGACGTTATGGTTATCGGGCAGATTATGCCCGAAAAGCCATTTACGTCTATGGCGATGATATCATAGTAAGGAGCGAAGTATATAAGCTCCTACTCCAGCATTTCCCTAATTATGGCTTACGCTTTAATATGGGAAAGTGCTGTGTCTCGGGATTCTTTCGAGAATCCTGTGGGTGCGATGCCTTTAAAGGCGTCGATGTCACACCTATCCGTTTACGGAAGACATGGTCTCACCGCGATACTTGGGACTCCAGTGAAATCCTTGCATATGTTGAGCAATCGAATGCTCTTCATAAGGCAGGATATTTCACCGTCGCAGATGCTATTCAGATTATGGTAGAGAACCGATATGGTGCTCTTCCTTTTCTGCCCGTTGAGGATACTACAGGAATTGCTAATTCTGTAGTGTCTGGGTCGAAAGACCGTACCGATTTTCGGTACTCCGGGTATATAGCATTCCAGCGATACGGAATAGATCATCGAGAAGCTAACCGAAAGCGAGGCATCAGAGTTCGATGGAACTCTGATTTGCACCGTCTCGAAGTTAGATCTTGGACTATTCGTGGGAAAAACAAAGTTTTTCCTACGTATGGTTGGCAGAGCGTGTTCCGCGCTTTAATGTGCGGATCCACGGATCTTCCAGCTGGAGTCTTTCCGCTCCCACGTCGGATTTGCCGAAAACGTGGGTGGATAGCCCCACCTCTTTATTGAGGTGGACTATGTATGAGCATCTTCACATAAACCTAACTATATAGAAAGGAATATTATGAAGAGTGCACATAAAACTCTTAAGTTGACACGTCGTCAGCTAAGG